CGAAAGCCAAAGAGGGATCGCTGGTTGCGCCAGAGATTGCAAAAGTCGACGCAAGTCGAAAGTTGTTAAGCTGGCAGATCCGGAGGATGCGCGCTGATCCGGGCCTTGAGTGGGGTCAGCACAAATCGGATGGCACCGTAAAGCGTTGGTCCGTCGCTGACCAGCTCCGCGTGTTAGGCATCGACCCGAAAGAGTTTAACGAGAGCGTCAAGCGAGGGTTGGTATGAGTCAGCCGCGCCCGCAGGGCATCGACCCGCAAGTTCCTGACAGTTTGCTCGACCAGATTTTGGGACGCAAGGGCCATGACCCAATTCCGCGGGCCGCTTGGAACGAAGAACTTCAAGACCTGCTCAACCCGTCGATCTCCGCGCGACCCCCGCACGTTCCTGAGTCCGGTCGCATCAAGACAATCAAGAACAACGAGTACCACTACTTCCTAGCGTTTGATCGTTGCGGCTCTGACCCTCGACATGAGCGAGTTGAAGCGTTGCGCGGCGCCGGGTGGGAGTACGCCACGACCGATGATGTGGAGATGTACTCAAAAGACAACGTTAAGCAAAGTAATGAAATTCGCTCCGGCGACCGGCGCTTGATGAAGATTCCCAAGCAGCGCTGGCGCGAGATTCGCAAGGATCAAAACCTCAAGGCGCTGGCCTACATCAATCCTCGAAGCCCCGCTAGTCCAATGGGCGTTGCTAGCATGGCGGCGACGGGGATTTCTTCTTCCATCATGGAAGATTTTGCCTCCGAGCGAGCCCGCGCAGTAGTGGGTGACGTGAGCGTGGAAGATGGAAGTTTGAAATTTAGCGGGAACGCTTCCAAGGCCCGGATTCCAAAGGGAGAATAAACATGGCTGGATTTGCTGACGCAATCGAACCAGTACAGGACATTGGCGGGGCGATCTCGTTTCCCGAAGGCTGGGGCCAGGAAGAAGCGGGGCAAACGTTTGTCGAAGGAACTCCGGTAGAGTTTCTCACCGCGGGCGACGGTGGCCTAGCGGTCTGGGACGGCACGACACTTACCAATGCTATCGCAGGATTCGCGGCAGAGAATGCCAACAACCTTGGAACCACGGGCGCGGGCGCGCCGGGGCCGTTTACTCCGATCACAGGTCCCGGTTCGGTAATCGGAAACTACGCGGCCAACGCGAATCAACCTCTCGCGGTCATCACTCCGCCTATGACGCCAATCAGCGACGGCGGGATTCGCTTCAACATCGCTGCACCAACCACGCGATTTATTGCCAAGTTGGGAACGTCCTCGACCGTCACGGCAGTAGCGACGGCACTGACACAGATCGGCGTGGCGTACGGGTTAACGAAAGACACGGGCAATGCGTATTGGTACGTGGACACGAACAAGACGGGCGGCAGCGCGGCTGTACGCATCGTGGGACTCTCTCCGCTTGAAGCAGTTGGAACTGTCGGCGGGCACGTAATTTTCATCGTGTTGCCGGGCGTTGCACAAATCTTCGCGTAGTGAATGGGCGTAGTCTAGGAGGCTTTTAATATGCCGGCGGTGATGAGCAGGAATAATTTTCCCCCACTATTAGCTCCTGGGTTACGTCACATTTTCGTTCAGTTCTTTGACCTCAAAGAACATGCGCCGCAGTACACGCACTACATGAACGAGATGACGAGCGAAGACGCCTACGAGATCGACTACGAACTCTCGGGCACCGGGCCGATGCCACTGATGCCTGAAGGCACGCCGCCGATTACCGACAGCATGATTCAAGGCGGCACGAAGAAATACGTGCACCTGCAATATGGGTTGCTCAGCGAAGTTACTCGCCAGTTAATCGCTGACGACAAGTACGGCATCGTGCGGCAGATGCCCAAGGCTCACGCGCGCGGTGGACTGTACGGCAAAGAGGCGGTGTGCTGCTCGCTCTTTAACCTTGGCGGAACAACGATCCTGACCAACGACGGCGTGTCGCTGTTCAACACCGCGCACCCGTTGATCGGCGGGACGGCAGCAACCGCGACCGCGCCGGGAATCAGCAATATCATCAACGCGGCTGGCACTTACCCGAATCGCCCGAATCCCGACAGCGACCTGGGCGACACGGCATTGCAGCAAGCAATTAACATTTTCGCGCGTATGCCCGATGGTCGCGGCATTCCGGTTCACGTTCACCCGCGCCACTTGTTCCATCCCCCTGAACTTCGCAGGCTTGTCCGTGAACTACTCGGAACTCCCGGCACGGTCGGCAGTGCCAATAACGATCTGAACTGGATTCAGGCCGAAGGTTTGCAAGGGCTTGAATTGAACTACCTAACTTCGACTTCAGGATGGGGGCTTGGGGCACCGAAGGAAGGGCATCAGATGAAGTATTACGACCGCGAACCGCTGATGGCCCAGACTGACGATGACTTCAAGACGCAGGTGTTGTTGTTCCTTTCGACGCAAAGATTTTCTGCGGGGGCCACGACCTGGTACGGCGTTTATTGGTCATATGGACCTTGATTTTGAGCGGCAAGAGATGGGCGAATGGAAACTAACGGTCACAATCCGAATCCCGCGCTAGTCCTGACCATCACGCTCGATCAGTTGACAGGCGCGGTGCAGGTCACTGGCCCGATTCAGAATCCACTGATCTGCATGGGTATGCTCGAAATGGCGAAGAAAGCGATTCACGACTACGCGACAGAGCAGGCCAAAGGGAATCGCATCGTTCCGGCAGCGTCGATGCCGATGATTCAGCACTGAGAGGGGTTACATGTCATCGGGCACACCTGACAATCCGTACCTACCGCCGTATCACTTGACGGCGTTTCAGAACGGCATCAACACCTCGAAGCGCCCGGTCATGGGCAGCGTGATGGTGCTGACCAGCGCGCAACTGCTCGCCCTGCAAACGACCGCAGTCAACATCGAGCCTTCCCCTTCCACCGTCGCAGTTACCGGCAAGGTCAGTCTGCTATTGGTGCTGGAGCGCATGACGCTGGAGTATATTTACAACTCCACGGCGTACACTATCGGCGGGTCAGGCTTAAATTTACAGATCGAATACGTTGGCAAAGCAGTGGCGCTCGCGACTGCTGCTGCTACCGGCTTAGTCGATCAGACGGCGAGTACCGTAGTCAGCGTGGCCGCGGCAGCGGCGGGAAATCTCGCGGTCACCAACTGCCTGAACCTGGGATTTGAGATGAAGTTGGTTGGCACAACTCCCGCGCTCACGCTTGGCAACGGCACGTTGAAAGTGGTCTTGAACTGGACGATGGTTGTGATCGACTAGGAGCGCATTATGCGACACGTTGGCGTGATAACCAAGAGCAGCAAGTTCCCGACTTTGCCGGTTGACGCGCACTGTTCCTGCTCGACTGGCGGACACTTCAAGACCGTCGATGACGCTAACGCGTATTTGCAGGGGCATTTTAATAAACTCCCGGCTGCGGATACTTACGAGATCGTTGACAGTTTCGACAAGCCGGAAGTGTTTCCCGTCGCGCCAGTCTCGAAACCTTTTGTGAACGATGTCACGCTCTCCGCGGAAGCCGCGAAAAAAGCGGAGGAGGAAAAGAAACAGCCGCCCGCGGAGCCCACAAAAAGCGAAGGCAAAGCCAAGCCGCCAGCTCCTCCGGCGCCGAAATAAGGAGCGCGCGTGATTTGGCGAGGCTATTGTGACTACACGTATACGACTTGCCAGCGGTGTGAGCGCAAGGTTCCGATCAGCGATTGCTCGTGGTGCAACGGCTTTCTTGTGTGCCACATTTACGGGTGCTTTGATCGCGTCATCAATGGCGCGTTCGAGATTCGCGAAGCGAAAGAAGTTGCGCGCGATCGCGAGGAACTAGTTCCTGATCCAAAGTTGGTCAACCCGGTTGATCCACTCTCGCAACTAGAGAATCTCCCGGCCTCCAGCGGAACATGGTAGACTCTCTTCGACATGAGCGAACGCGACGAGCGCCACGAGTTAAATGTACAGGGCGATATTCTCACAGTGCTCAAGGAGATTCGTGCGTACGTCCAGACCAACGCCGCGGAAGTTGCAATCACCAACAAACTTTTAAAGTTGTTGCTGTACCCAGTTCCCAGAGAACTTGAAATCTTTCAGTTGAAGACAGGAGACGATATGGCGATTACAGGATCAGTACCAGGAACGACCAGCACCTTTCAGGAAACTCCGTCCGCGCCGCCGAACGCTGTTGAACCGGCCGGAACGACAACCGTCTGGACTTCGAGCGACACGGCGAACACTACGCTGACGCCCAACGGAAACAAGGTTGCCGTTGCGGTGGGCTCTGCGGCCCCAGTGGGCGGAAGTTACGTGCTCACGGCGACGGATACTTTCCCTGATGGCACGACAGCGACGGGAAGCGCGACTGTTCCGTATCTCGCGCCGCCGACGCCTGAACCCACAGCGTTGCAAATCAACCAGCTTTCTTAAGGACGGTTGATGGCCCAGATTCAGACCAACCCATGGTTATTCACGAACGCTGACCAAGCCACGTCTACGGCCATCACCAGCATCGTGAACCAGGGCGCGTCGGCGCTGGTTACGGCGACGGCGCACGGGCTCGCGGAGAATCAGGCAATCAGCATTCAGGGTACGACGACAGCGACAGGTTGGCGTGGAGGGTACAAGGTTCGTGCGGTGCCTTCTGCGAATACTTTCCTGATTGATCTGCCTGACGCGAAGCGTACTCTCGCTAACAATGGAGCCAACGGCAACGTGCTCACTGCCGCGTATCTCGACATGATCCGCGCAGAGCAAATCTTGTGGGACACCGTAGCGGCGGGAACGTTGCTGCTCACGAACATCGTGGGTAACGCCGTGTGGAATCCTACCGCGGCAGCGGGCGAAGGGCCATACACGTACGGCAAAGTGTACTGGATCACGGGACTCGTGATTAACACGCTTCCCGCGGGCAACGTGCAAGTTACGGTAGTTTGAGATGACCATGCATGAGTGTGCAGATAGCGAAAGATGGCTATTTTGAGATCGAGTATACCGGTCCCTTCGCTGGCCTAGACGTTCAAACTCCCGAGAATCTGCTCAGCGACAAAGCCTCCCCGGCCACCAAGAACTTTTTGTTACGC